ACCACATCAAGGCGCTTCTCCGCAAGGTTCGTGTCGGCCTCATCAGCAATGACGACACTGATGACGGCGTGGCAGCACCGACTGCTAACGCAGCGTAAATTACCCGAAGGGTCGCCATCCTAGGGCATGATGTAAAACTGCCCTCACTAAGTGAGGCGTGGGAGTGTTCCCCTCAACCTCCCCGCATTTCCACGCCTCTCCTAGTGTTCCCTTGTTCGTGGAGAATTACAATGACACAGATGCAGCAGCTCATGGACGCTATGCTTGACTTGCAAGCCGCCCAAGCCTCGCTTTTGGCTGTCGCCTCCTCACCGCTCATTCTTGAGGAGTTTCACGATCACAAGCCAGACGTAGAGGAGTTTCTTTGCGTCGATGGCGTAACCTATCTGTAGCTGGAGAATTGTATGAAAAAGCTTGTAACAATCGAAGAAGATTCGAACGAAGGACTGATGGCGCTTATTGGTAGGCGTGTGACGTTCTTCTGCATGAACTACATCTACACCGGAGACCTTGTCGGGCTCAATGACACGTGCGTCAAGCTGGATAATCCGGCTATCGTATATGAAACCGGCGCTTTCACCACCAAGGACTGGAAAGATTCACAAGCTCTCCCTAACTCCATCTACTTGCAGTGCTCCGCATTTGAGGCATTTGGTGAAGTAAAATGACGAGGGGTCACAGACAAAAATTGTCTTGGTCTAGGTCTGGGTCTTGGTCTAGGTCTGGGTCTAGGTCTTGGTCTTGGTCTTGGTCTTGGTCTTGGTCTAGGTCTGGGTCTTGGTCTAGGTCTGGGTCTAGGTCTGGGTCTTGGTCTTGGTCTTGGTCTAGGTCTGGGTCTTGGTCTAGGTCTGGGTCTTGGTCTTGGTCTTGGTCTGGGTCTTGGTCTGGGTCGTAATAAAAGGAGATTAAAATGGACGTAGTATTCAAGGACAAGAACGGCAAGCGTAGTCGCCTAGAGCTACCCTGTGCCGAAATCGTCAAACGATCTCCGAAGTCGGAGCAATCAGCGGCTTCCTCGCTGGTTTGCGGCCTGCTCGGCATCAAAGGCTCACCGGATGGTGTCGCAGCGGCTTAACCACGTTCACCTAGAACGCCCCTCTTTGGCCGAGGCTATTAGCCTTGCCTCTATTCTACTGGCTGTAGTAGCTGTGATAGCTCTGGCTGGTAGACCTCCCAGCAGCGGACCACCGTTGCCTCATCTTGTAGCTTATGGCTGCAAAGGGGCTAGTGGTCCGTTGTATGCTGATGAAGAAGACTATTTTCCGTATCCTTGCAGCACTGTTGAAAGGACTCACTGATGAAAATGGACACTCATCCTTTAGCTTATGTGTTAGGTATCTATGTCTGTGTGATAGCAATTATCATACTAATCATAGTATAACCTACGGAGGGCAGCCATACCCCCTTGTGGCTTGAGGGTAGATGCACACCAATAGTAAGAAGCATCAAGGCATGTCCGACTTGTCGGATGTGTGGCGAGGGCGGGGACAATCCCTAGTCGGGAGACCGATAATGATGGGACCACCCCGTCCTCCAACTTATCCAACCCTTTGAAATGATTGGTATAAATCATGTCAAGAGATTTCTGGTCTTACGATGAAGATTATTTCATCCGGGTCAACACCGTCTCAAAGTGGATGGCAGGGTGGTGCAAGCACATCACCTTGTGGGTGTTCATGCTGTGTCTTACGGCTATCATCTGCTGCTGGTTGCTCGGATGAGACAGTTTGTTGTCGTTCGTCAAAACTGCTTTAATTCAGTGGTTGGCTCTTGGCCTAATGCCGCGTCTGCTATCGAATGGGCTAAAACTCACTGCAAAGGAAGCAGATGGTCTGTAACGGAGGTATTTGATTATGCAAGTCAGTCTCAAGAAGGGGGCGGCTCTGGCCCTTGCTCTCTCAGCTATTCCCGTCAAGTTGGATCACACTTACAGCATTGACGTATTCGGCTCTCCCCCAGCGCCTCAAGACATCGAGGATATGGGGTTGATGCTTACCGCACAGCTCAATGAGGCTTTGCGGATCAATCAGGCCGTATTTACTATTCGCTCTATGATTGGGCAGAAGAATGAAGGCCAAATCAATAACTTACTTACCGAACGAGCTATGATAGACAAGTCGTTGGCTATCGTCGGCGGTCTTCCGTTACGCTCTTCTACGCCCAATCTGGCCACACTGCCTGACAAGATGGCTCTGGCCAAGGAACAGGCCAGTTCCAACACTTATGGAAAAACTCTGACACTGCTTATTGAGCTTCGCACCGACACTTATGTCCCTATCAGCAAGGCTCTCAAGAAACGTCGTTTGAAGATCGAGGATGAGCTGGCTCACTTGAACTTTACCACGATGATCGAACTTCCCGAAGATGTGGTTGCAGTCCTAACGGCCTACGATCTAATCTAACGGAAGGGGTGCAGCACGGTTGACGTGTCAGACGTGTGGCCCGCGTAAGGGCCGCTTGGCAAGAGCCTTTATGGCTCAACACTCTTGCAGCCACCACTGTCCGATAATTGAAGGCTTGTGGTGATATGGGTGCTTATGCGCCTTGCTAGATGCCATTCGCTTCTCGTTTCTTGTTGGGACACAGAAGCTGTGCTGCACTTACCTACAACCCCTAACACGGAGAAACACCGTGAACACTCGTCAAACAAGGCCGGGGATTGGCCATAATTCAATCCAGTGCAAACCGAGCAGCGTGAAGAGTGCGACTAGCGCAAGCGGTCGTGCGACCTTGAACGAGGAACTGTGGCGACAAGCTGAACGCCATATGGTTCGTCGTGAACGCATGAGGCTGATGAAGCGTGGAATTATTCGTCCCGCTTACATGATGCCGCCTCAACTCATGGTAAAGAACGCGGACGGCTCGTGGTCGCCCGAAATAAAGGTATGTTCTATATAGTCAGTCAGACAGGGCTGACTTCGTGAGGGAGTAATGCTATGATGCACGATTTAGTCCCTATCGGCTGCGTGGCAGTCGTTGCTATTCTGGCTTATGGTCTTTACTTGTTTATTACTCTGGGTGGAGGGAATATATCGTGATAAAAGGTCATACGACCGCTTGCGCTAGTCACATTCTACGGCACTGCATTACTGCCTTTGTGTTCGTCTTACTTTTCACTCTGTAACAACCAAGGAGAATTTTACATGGAAACCCCCGAAACTGAGCAGAACGACACTGTCGAAGAAGCTGTGTCTGTCGACTCGACCAACATTACTCTGCGGACTGCCGTGCGTGACAGCCTTGCTGCGCTGGGCACTCGCACCCGTACTCAGGTAATCGAGATTTATGCGTCTCGTGAGGCTGACAAGCAGGCTGCTGCCCTCGTTAAGGGTCTGGACAAGCTGACCGAACTCGAACGGGAACTGTTCAAGATCAAGCCGGTTTACGCTGGTTACAACGTCGATGGTCAAGGCGTCGGTGAGCCGATGTTTACCAAGGACCAGCTCGACCAGCGCAAGAAGACATCCGAGCAGATTGCCAAGCTCGTCAAGGCGATCAACAAGGCTGATGACAAGGGCGACTTTGGCGATCTTTACAACATCGTCAAGTAAAGGAGTACAAATAATGACAAAGAAAGTTCGCCCCGTTCCGGCTGATCTGGTTATTCCAGCAGCCAAGCCCAAGCCCGACCCAATCGATAACAGCGAGCTGGTGAGCGACTTCCGCGCCGCTGGTGGCAAGCTGCTGCACTTCCGGCCCGATGAACGCGGTCGCACTCGTGGTATGACGGTTGCCTTTGTTATCCGTTCGGGTCATATCGAACTGGCTACTGCGGTGCAGCATCGTGTCGATGCGTTTACTCGCAAGCTCGGCACTCGTACCGCAATCCAGCACTTCCAGCAAGGCAGGACGATTGCCCTTCCGCTGGCGTCCTACATCAAGGGCCACGAGATCTCTACGTTGAAGGCTGCTCTCGGCGTCCTACTGTGAGCGTTGATACCCTACGGTCCGCTATCCAAGAGCGGGCCACAGAACTCCGTGGCGAGCGTTTGTTCGCCGCTGGCATCACTGCCCACAAACGGAACTGGCGAAGCTGTCCTTGCTCGTGGTGCGCCAAGAAGCGAGAAGCCACTGTAGTCATAGGCTCACACGTTCCTCGTGTGTATCGTGGTTCCTATGTGGAAGACATTCGAGACTCTTGGAGAGAGGAACAACGAATTAAGTTTCGTGCTGCTCTCAAGGAATTGGAAAACGTATAGAAGGGATTTTAATGCAACATAAAGTCTATGTTTACGGAACTCTTCGTCCCGGTAAATCCGAGATAGTTGAGATACCGGGAGAACTGCGGGACATCGGCAGCTTCCCCGGAGCAGTCGTCAAGGCTCCCGACTTTGGTAAGTTCTTCAAAGCGGAGCCAGTCACCGTTGATGATGCCCAGCTTCGACGTCTCGACTCCTACGAAGGCTATAGGGAGGATCGCCCCGATCATTCTTTGTATCTCCGTGTCCCTTATCTTGATGGATGGATTTACGTCTTTAATCAGGACATGAGTGATCGCCCCGAAGTCCCCGAAGGGGATTGGTTAGCCTATCGCGGCCAGAAAGCGGGCGGCGCTTCGGCATTCTTTATAGGAGAATAATTCATGGATGTTGTAACACATGGTGGTCGTTGCTGCGGCATAAAAACGATCCACGGCTTCCCTTATCCTAACCCTCAAACACTTCTGCCTGAACGGAAAGCGTTTGGTGATGAGAGCGAGGATGGTTTCACTGACCTGTGTTCGGTTGCGTCCAACGTTGGAAAGACCTTCCATCGTCCGACCTTGCCCGAAGAACCCGCAACTGCTCGACTTGATAGGCTTATAGCCTTTGTCCGGCAGAAACGCCCCTCCCACATGATTGAGGCGGTTCTTAACCAGCTCCAATACCCTTATTGGAAGGATGAGTTGCAATCTCGCGGCTTTCGCCTCGTCACTACCTATGTGAACAGTAACACGAATTATCGTATCTACGTGTTTCACAAAGCCATCTACAAAGGGGAGGATGTGTCGATTGAGGAAGCGGCCAAAGTCCTAGAAAGCGTAAAGTAATGAGTAGCTTTATCCGCCGTCTCCAAAAGAACATCGCAAAAGGTCAAGGCTTTATGCGAGACGTCAAAACTGGTAACATCGTTGACAGCAACGGTAACGCTGTTGGCAAACATTGGCCCAAGGTAGCGGCCCCTACAAGGAAGGAAAAGTGATGGATGAGTACACGAATGAAGATGGTCGAGCCGTTGAGGACTTACGTCAAGCCGTAAATCAGATAACAACCGCTCTAAACCGGATAACCACTCTTGAAAAAGCTTTGGAGTCGGCACGAGGTACCATTGACCTTCTCAAAGACGGCATCTCTCCAAATAGTTTCAGGGTGGCTTATGATGGGGCCAGAAGTGTAAAGTATGTGTATTTGGCTGATGTGGCTAAAGATGTTATTACCAAAGTTCTAGGAAGATAAGGAGTAATATGACATGGAGTTTCTTCGATTTGGTTCCAATATTCCCGGTGGCTATTGGGGCTGCTGCGCTTGCTGCATTATCCAAAATTTCAAGGTGGCCCCGAACGCTAAGGCGTCCATCCAGCTTGTCGGAGGCGATAGCTCCTCTCCCATCACCAAGGGACGTGAGAGCCTCTTTGCCGGTCCCACCTATGAGGACATCTTCTGGCAGCGTATCCGGTCCGGTACATTCGACACCCGCGACATGCCTAACCATGCCTTCATCGCCATTCTCACGAAGTGGCAGCTTGCGAACAGCCCCGGCAAGGATTGGCTCCCTATCCTCAAGAAGGCGGGCTTTGAGTTCGTTCGTACAGTCAGCAATTCTGTCTATGCTGGCAGCGGTGTCGGAGGTAATCCCACCGATCACTCCCCGAACTATATCTTCATGCTGGTTCGTAACGTCGGAACTGGAGCTATCAAGGATCAGTTCACTCCGCCGGAGGAATGGACGAAGCTTGAGTCCGTGGTCACGGAGCCGTGGCAACTACTTGGCGACGACCTTGCCGGACTCACCAAGAAAATCCGTGAAGAACAGACCGCAGTGTGGAAGGATATCCCTCCTGCCAAGTTCCTCACAGAAAGCGAGATCGAGGCTGCTGGCGCTCCGGTTACGTACTCTGGTATTCGGGGAGGGCGTCTGCCCATTCTCAAGTCCGAGCTGCCCAAGAAAGCAGCCCCGGCTGCCGACCCCTTCAAAGGGCAGGCCGCTTAACTCTATAGCAATACCACGTTCACTGCTGTAGGTCCGCTAAGTCATGGAGGTTCGATTCCCCACGCCTCTGGACCAATGATCGTGTTGGTAAGGAACTGTGAGAGTCTGGCAACGCAACGCCATACCTGTGGTAAGTGTAAGTCGTCCGACCCACACCTATCTCTCTTAACGGATTGCCACACATCCTCCAAAGATGTGCCGCCAGCGTCCCCATTCTTCTTGGATTAGTTGATACGGGCGACAAGGATGAGAATGGGCAGAGGTGATGCAGTGTCGCGTGGTTCCGGGCGGGGTCTTTCATATCGTCACCTGATGGTGCTAATGGAGGACTCCGTCCGACCAATTAGAAGGAGTTAAGCATGATCCCCGGTAGAATACATCGACGCCTTAAATGGGCGTTGAATTTGCATGATTGGGGTTACAAGGAGGAGGCGTCTAATATGTTAACCGAGGTCGCTCGATATGTAACCAAACCAGAAAGTGAGGTGAGTTCCAATGGCATCGAAACGTGCGCAGAGAAAGAGGAGACAGGCGATGGCTGCAAAAGTTTTGGCTTCGACTTCTGTATCTAACTCCACGCCCGACAAGACACGCCGAGTTCAGTTAATGAGAGATGGTAACATTGAGTTCCCGGCTCTCTGGATGTCTGTGTACGTCGAAGGCCCGCCCTCCGAGACTCGTCCGTTCGCGGAGATGTTCGTTAGGTCATGGTGCCGTAAGGCCGATACACCTGATGAGGCTGATCTTGTCGTGTTTTCGGGTGGAGAGGATGTGAATCCGATCTATTACGACGAAGAACCCCATCCCTTGTGTTCATTCAACACCAAACGGGACGAGAAGGATATGCTTCTCTATGCTCATTGTCTGGATAATGGCATCCCTATGTTGGGCATCTGTCGTGGCGCACAGTTCTTGTGGGTCATGAACGGAGGTAAGCTCTACCAGCACATTGACAACCATGTGGGAGATCACGCCATGTGGGATGTACGTAAGAAGATAATGATCGACAAGGTATCGTCGGTTCATCATCAGTCTTGCATACGTAACGCTGACATAGGCGCAGAGGTGCTAGGTGAGTCCTCTGTGGCTAAGGAACGGTGGCGCAACAAGACCGACAAGACAGTCGGAACTATGGCGGACATCGAAGCCTTCTTCATTCGAGATACGTGCTGCCTAGGTATTCAAGGACACCCTGAATACAAAGGCTACGATAATTTCTTGAAGTGGACCTTTGAACAAATCAACGACCTCATCATGTGCAACCCGGATATTAAGCTCACCGAAGAGCGGACCTATCGGATGTTACCTGAGCTGGTCGAACAACGATCCCAACTATGGGCAGACAAAGCGAAGGAGCTTAATTGATGGACCCCCGTATCAATCGTCATACCGGCAAGCCTCACGAACATAAGCGTGAAATTGAGCGCCGCCTTCGACAAGCGGACTTGAAAAAGAAGAAGGAGACTAAGTAATGTGCGGCTTAGTGGGTATTGCGGGCAAGCTGGAGACTAAAGATGAAGCGATGATGAAGCGTCTGCTCGTCTTTGATTATTTCCGTGGCCCAGACTCGACCGGATTGGCATCTATCCGTAACAACGGTGATGTCAAGATAGCTAAGGGGGCTGTCAGTCCTCTTGATCTCTTCGATACGAAGAAGTTTCAGGAAACCAATAACGGCTTCCCGTCTATCGCATTCATTGGTCATAATAGGCTGGCAACTAAAGGCGGTGTGAACAACACTAACGCCCACCCTTTCCAGTATGACCACATTGTTGGCGCACACAATGGCACGTTGGACCAGTCGTCATGGAACGCACTGGAAGATGCTATTGGCGAGAAGCATTCCGTCGACAGCATGGCCGTAATACACGCCATTGCTAAGCTCGGTATCGAGGAAACTGTAAAGCTTCTTCAAGGTGCTTGGGCGCTTACTTGGTACGATCTTAATGCTAAGACTGTTAACTTCCTACGCAACAAGGAACGTCCTCTGTGGATGGCCTACAGCAAGAAGTTTGATCGCCTGTTCTGGTCGTCTGAGTGGGTGACAATGGATGCTGCTCTTCGTACTGCCTCGAAGCATCAAGACTACGAAATGTATGTGGAGGCCGACACTAACTATCAGTATTGGAGCGTTAAGCAGGACTGGTGGTATCGGTTCGACATCGAGCAGCTTAGAGCAGGCGGTGACTCACTACCCAAGCCCAAGGTCAAAGAGCTTAAAGGAAAGGAGCCTGCCCCGGCTGTGTCGTACACTTGTGGGGTGTCAAATTTTCCCAACCGAAACTCAACTACGACTTCGACGACGACTACGAAGACGACGACTCCCTCCGGCAGTGGCTCCACTCATTCCCACGCCTCAACTAAACGAAGGGACTGCGTTAATCTTGAGGGTAGCGCCACCTCCCCCTTTGGTGGTTTCCTCAGCCGAGAGCAGTTTGACGCTCTTGCGAAGTACGGTTGCTCGTGGTGCACCGCTAGTGTGGAATATGACGAACCGGGAGTAACTGTGTTTGAGTCTCAAGGAGCTGTTCTCTGCCCGTCGTGTTCGGTAGAGGACGGGACTACGAGAATGTATGTTCACGATCTTGACCGTATTGCAGGATGATCTACTATGCCAAACGTCACAATACAGGGTAACTCAGCACAGAACACGGATTACTGGACTGGTTCTGCGTTATCAGATGAGCAGTTTCTGGCTGCACCGAACCATCTTAGGCACAAATATCCGTCGAAAGACCCTATTAAGGAGGAAGACATGGAGCCTCAAGTTCCAATGGAAGGATTTACTTTCGGGTGTGATCCGGAACTGTTTATTTTCAACCCTGACGGGGAGCCTGTGAGTGCAGAGGGTATAATTCCCGGCTGTAAGCACAACCCTTACAAGGTAGACAAGGGGGCGGTTCAACTTGACGGAACAGCAGCAGAGTTCAACATTGATCCGGCAGCGACGTTCGCCGAGTTCGATGACAACATTACTACCGTTTTGAAACAGCTCAAGGGGTTCCTTCCTAAAGGCTTCACGATGAAGGCTGTCCCTTCTGTAACATTTTCTGAGGCAGAATGGGACAAGATTTCAGACGAGGCTAAGGAGTTAGGCTGTATGCCTGACTTCAATGCGTGGCAGGGTGATCTTAACCCTCCGCCTGATCCGATGGCCAACCCCCGTACTCGCTGTGCAGGAGGCCATCTACACGTTGGTTGGACTAACGACGCGGACCTCACTGACATTTCGCACATCATGAATGGCCGCGATCTGGTTAAGCAGCTCGACTATTACTTGGGCGTGTGGTCCCTCCAGCGGGACAATGACCCTACTCGACGCTCCTTATACGGCAAGGCTGGTGCTTGTCGCTTCAAGCCGTATGGTGTAGAGTATCGGGTGTTGTCAAACTTCTGGATCATGACCAAGACCCAGAGGCTTGCTGTGTGGAACCGCATGAACCAAGCCATCAAGGATATGCGCAAGAGCTTCTTCCCTGATGCTCGTATGAAGGGTCTTACAAAGTACAACTTCAACGAAGCCGTCATTCAATCTATTAACCACTCTGTACGGGACCCGAATTTGGAGAAGGCGTTTCGGTTCCCCATTTCGACTATTGACACTAACTATCGGAGGTAGTAATGGCTGACTACAATAACTTCTTCGAGACTAAGAAGGAGGCCGAGATGCGATTGAGAGGCACCGTAGTTCTATACGACGGATTGCCTTATTATGTCGTAGGTATTGGCGATCACAAACCGGATGGCATCTTTCGGATTTATCTTGATCCGCTAAGTAGTAAAGAGATGACTATCAATAACTACACGGGATTGCCGGGCTATGACATGGTTCCGCCGGGGCACACTCTGGGCGGACTATATGACTCTTTCATGGAGAAGAACCCTAAAGCTCCTTTGATCCGCAAGATGATGAACTCTCCTAAGTTCAATAAGTTCCGGCCCTTCCCGCTCGGTATGTGTAACATGGACAACACCGTATACTATATCGAACGTCAGCCTACTCGTCGGACAGAGCAGGGTCTCACCCAGAACATGCTGAACATTACCGATGTTACCTTATCCCAAGGTAAGGGCGGACGGGGTGTGCCTAGTTCATATTTTAACATGCACAGCGATGATTTCAAGGCATGTATTCTTGGTGACTATCCAACCGCAAACTCCTGCTTGGCAGCTATGAAAAACCCTAAGGTTAAGAATAATGCTGCCGCATTCCACCGGGAGTTTGCGTTCGTTCGTGGTCCTCTGGATACCCTCTACTTAGGGTATAAGGATAACGTCATTGGAGTTCTACCGAACAGTGACCTGTCCTCCCTCACGATTGGACGAGAGTTTGCCTATACTCGCGAAGTCGTCGAGTCTCTCGGACTATTTTCTACGATCAACATTCAGTCGTAACACAGGAGATTACAGTGGCTCATCAACCGTTCAAAACAGAGGAAAATCGTCCCGTCGTTTATCCTCCGCTTGGTCTACTCCTTAAGAGGAAGGCGACTAAAGGAACGATCGGTCTGGAGATCGAGTGCGAAGGAAACAAGTTCCGCAAGGAGACTGTAGTGGCTCCGTGGACCTATCATCAAGATAACTCCTTGCGTGGCCAAGACAATGCCGAATACGTTCTATCTAGGCCGCTAGAGTTCGATAAGATACCAGAAGCTCTGGATAAGCTGTGGGCCATGTTCGAGGCTTATGGAACAATACTTAGCGACAGCAATCGCACTAGCGTTCATGTTCACTTGAATGTCCAGAATTGGTATCTCAATCGCCTGACGTCCTTCTTTGCTATGTATTTCTGCGTAGAGGAATTGCTGACTGCTTGGTGCGGTGAACACCGTATCGGTAACTTGTTCTGCCTCCGGGCCAAGGATGCTCCGGCTATCATTTCTCAACTGCGTAAGTTCATCACTAACGACGGACACCACATCATTAATGATGGGTTCCACTACGCTGGTCTGAACGCTCAAGCGTTGTTTAAGTTCGGCTCCATAGAGATCAGGACTTTGAGAGGCCCGACGGATAAGCAAGTGATCCTTGATTGGGTGTCTATTCTTGAACGGCTATATACCCTGTCTGCCGAGTATGATGATCCTCGCGACATCTGTGGTTTGTTTTCTTCGGGAGGCCCGCTCACTTTCCTTAGCTCTTTGCTCGGACCACAAGAAGTAACCTTGCGTAATGGTATCAGCTATACGGATGATATGATCCGCGATGCCATGTACTACGGTATTCGTCTTGTGCAAGACCTTGTGTATTGCCGAGATTGGTCAACGTATAAGCCGACTCCGATCAAGCCTGATCCGTTCCGGCGTGATCCTTTGGAGGTTATGGAAGCAGTCGCAGCGGCTACCGTGGACCCGCAGATTTATAACTATACTCTGAACGTTGGTAACACAACGTGGGGTTTAATACAGCCTGCCCCTATGCCGATGGTTCAGCCGGGTCCACCGCTTCATGCCGACGAAGCAGACACACTCATTGATGAATGGGTAGAAGACTATGAGCCGGAGCCTGACTTCGATGATGATGGTGACGATGAATAAGGAGTAAATTCAATGCGTTATAGAGTATTACCTTACCGTCAAGGAAGCGTTAGTGCATCAGCATTGGCCCACCTTCTTGGGGGCTTAGTCCTTAAACTGGAAAACTCCAAGTACAGGGCAGAAGCCGAAGACCTCATCATTAATTGGGGTAACACTACGCAGACGTTTGATGTTCCTTATCTCAATCCATCAGCCAAGATTAAGACAGCCTCAAACAAGTTGAACTTCTTCAACAACATGAAGGAACATGGATATGATACGCTCATTCCTAGATTTTGGACGCACCGTAACCAGATACCTGATAATGCTTATCCTGTTGTGTGTCGCACTGTTCTTGCTGGGCACAGTGGTGTTGGTATCGTCATTGCTGAGTCTGCAACTGACTTGGTGGACGCTCCCCTTTATGTTGAGTATGTAAAGAAGCAGGACGAGTACCGTATCCATGTCGGATGTTACGTAGAAGACGGTCAGCCTAAGCCTGTGGTAATCAGCCAGCAGCGCAAAGCTCGTAAGCTGTCTGTCCCCGACGACAAGGTAAACTGGAAGGTTCGTAATGTTGCTAACGGTTTTTGCTACGTAAGGAACGGTGTTGATACTCCGCTTGCTGTAGTCGAAGCCGCTATTAAAGCGTTCATGACCACCGGGCTTGACTTCGGTGCTGTCGATGTGATCTGGAATGCTCAGAAGGAGAAGCCTTATGTCCTCGAAATTAACACTGCTCCGGGCCTCGAAGGCCAGACCATCGCCGATTATGCGGCCTTTTTCTCAGGAGACCTTTAACGATCCACGAGACTTTTGCAGTTGCCCACCGTGTAACTCTGACCTTGCTTACATCGCACCGTGTCGATTTAGCTTGACAAGCTCTCCTAATCTTGGTATAATGTAGGTAGAAGGTAGAGGGTTTTGTATCCTCACCCGCAGTTTTCTTTTTTTCTTCCCTGCCTTGAGCAGGAGCCTCTAAAACTAGGGGCTGGGGACTTCTTTATTTTCTTTGGGTAGATATTATGATTAAGAATAAATATAATAAAGGAATACGTCATAATAGGATAGCAACTAAGGGCCATCAGTTCTTTGTAAATGTTCCGGAAGAGAGGGCGGCGGTGCATCTCCACGAGTGCGGTAGAAGGTTCTCTAAGAGGGGTTATCCTGATCTCACAGTCTACAATGACGACGGAACAATTTACGGATTTATAGAGGTAAAACCTAATGACGAACGCTTTCTAAAAGACGAACAGGATCAGTTTGGGCAGTTCTGTCGTAAACACTCCATACCTTTCATGAAGTGGTGCCCGGACCACGGCAGAGAAAAAATAGAACAATTCCTAGAAGGACGACTGCTATGAAATGTCATATTTGTGATGCAGAACTCTCTGAGAAAGAGATAAACTGGAATAAAGAGTTGGACTCATTCGAGCCTTGCACAGTGTGCTTAGACATTGCGATGGATGCTGCCTACTCGAATGGATACACTACGGAGGACGATGTCTTTGTTATACTGGACTCGGATTTTGATGAACATTTTGATGAGTATGTTCGTTTGCCGTATGAAACTAATTCAACCGAAGAAAGCTGGACTTAGTATGACCAATGATCGCCGACCCTACTCCATGACCAATCTGGAATATCGTCTTCTCAAAGAACAGTGGACGGGAGAGGATAACCATATTCTCTTTGTCGATACCGCAGAACGGTGCCTAGCCGAAGGGTGGACAGACCACGACGGACAGATTACCCACAAGGGTAGGATTGCCGTCTCGCTTTATGAGACGTTTAAAACTCAGTGGGACGACGATGAAGATTACTTTGATAATCTCGCTGACGATATACCATGGAAGGGAGACAGTGTATATCTTCTCGATCACTACAGGTTGAGTGATAGTCCTGTCGCTAAGGCGGTTGCAAAGGCTGCCCCTGTTGATGCTTCTCCGGCAGCTAACGATACCGAGACTAAGGAGCCTCCTGTCGCTACACGTGGCAATGGTCATCTGGCAGCACCCGAAGAAGAGGAGCCTGCGTACGCAGAAAGCTCTTGAAGTTTACGAAAGGTCACTAGAATGAACGGAAAAACGTGGGTCTATTCTGATCCTCATTTCTACCACAAGAACATTGTTAAGTTTACTGTGGATGATCGTGGTACTAAGCTCCGTCCGTGGGATGATGTCGAGCAGATGACAGAGGATATGATCGCATGGTACAACGAACTTGTGGACGAAGGAGACCGTGTATATCTACTCGGAGACATTGCATTTTCGGCTGCACTAATGCGTTCTGCCGTCTCTCGTTTGAAGGGAAGAAAGTGCCTAGTACCCGGCAATCACGACCCAAAGAAGATGCAGAAGTACATCGATCTATTCGATGACGTTCGTGGGTATGTGCAGCGATCTGGATTTATCATGTCGCACATTCCCATCCATCCCGGTTCAATGGGACGATGGAAGGTTAACATTCATGGGCATCTTCATGCCAACAGAGTAGAGGAGATAGGATACGATGGAAGCGCCGATCCTCGCTATTATTGTGCTTGTGTTGAGCGCACCAACTTTCGTCCTATTCTCTTGGATACTATCCTCAAAGAAGTAGGACTCAAGCCATGACGAAAGAACAAGTTCTTGACATAAGCAAAACGCTATTCGGTATGCCACGTTACCAACAGAACTTTGCGCTTAGGGCACGACTTGCTCGGCGGATGTTTCAACTAAAACGAGAGATTGCGGAGAACGCAACTAATGTCCAAGCTACTAAGACACTCAGCCTGCCCTAGGTGTGGCTCTAAAGATAACCTAGCTATCTACGACGATCACGAACACTGCTTTTCTGAGGGCTGTGGTTACGATCTTCAATATAATAATAACAATAAGAAGGAGAGAACCATGCAGGGCCATGCCCGCAGTGTAGAACAGGAAACTTCCACTAAGGTCGATAGGCGTCTCACGCCCCTGCCGTCCCGTAAAATGCCCGCTCTTCGCGAGCGTGGATTGGACTCGACCACAATCAACAAATATCTTGTGACGATTAACACGAACCCAGAAGACGATACGGAGGCTGTGTTCCCTCGTTTCGATCAGAAGGGGGAGCATGTTGCTAATCAGGTCCGTCGTGTGGATAAGCAATTCCGCTGTGAAGGAGACTTAAAAGCTGCACGTCTGTTTGGTCAGGATTTCTTTCCCGAAGGCGGACGTTCTATTACTATCACGGAAGGTTACTATGATACCCTTGCAGCTTTTCAGCTCACTGGTAGTCGATATCCCAATGTGGGTGTCATGTCTGCGAGTTCCGCTAAGCGTGAAGTCGTCGATAATTTTGAGTACATTAACTCGTTTGAGCAGATCATTATTAACTTCGACTCTGATGAGCCGGGGCAGAAGGCTGCTAAAGACGTAGCTCAACTCTTTACTCCCGGTAAGGTGCGTATCCTCAAGCTCGCTGAGGGCAAGGATGCTAACGAGTATCTGATGGGTGGCAAGACTAAGGAGTATGTCAATGAGTGGTTTCGCGCCCCAGCCTTCATGCCTGATGGCCTCCAGCTTGGTAATGATCCGTCGCTTATCGAAGAGATCATCAAGTATAAGGAACCTAAGTCAGTCCCCTATCCGTGGGATGGCCTTAACTACAAGACTTATGGTATGCGTACTAGCGAGCTTGTTCTCCTTACTGCTGATACTGGTGTAGGTAAGACGTCAATCTGTAAAGAGGTTGAATACTCACTTCTGACTAACCCTGATCTAATCGAAGAAAAGGCTGGAGTAGGTTTCCTCCACCTTGAAGAACCTAAACGTGACCTTGCTCTTGGTTTGATGTCGGTGCACAACAACAAGCCTTACCATTTCCCCGATGTGGAAAGAACTGAGGAGGAACTCCGTGAAGCATATAAAGCCATCCTCGATACTGATCGTGTCGTTATATGGGACCACTTTGGGAGCAATGATATCGACGTTGTTCTCGCTAAAATTCGTCACATGGCTGCCTTGGGTTGCCGGTATATTATGGTTGACCACCTTTCGATTATCGTATCTGATCAGTCGGGCGACGAACGTAAGCAACTAGATGAGATCAGTACCAAGATCAAGACGCTGACGATGAACCTTGATATCCATTGTTGCTGTGTTATTCACATCAATAGGAAGGGCGAGGTCCGTGGTTCTGCTGGCCCTGAACAGGTAGCCAATATCGTGATCCGTTTGGAACGTGACAAGAAGGAACTCAATGAGTGGCGTCGCAATGTAACCCGTGTCTCTGTAGAGAAGAATAGGAAGTTTGGTCGTACTGGTCCGGCTTGCTATCTATACTATAACGAAGTCACAGGACGTCTTGAAGAACTCTCGAAAGAGTTGGTCCAAGAATATGAAATGGGCGGTGGGTCCACTGCTGGCCATGAATTTGAAGGGATGCACTGACGTCTAAGTAATCTCCATATAAAATAAAATAATAAGGAGAACTAAATGTATCTTGATTGGGAAACTCATGCCCCAGATACGTATGTAGTCGATATTGAAACGGACAGCCTGAATGCCACAGTTATTTGGTGCATGTGCTGGCGTAACGTTAAGACAGGAGAAACTGGTGAAGCTAAGACAATTGATGAAGTCCGTGACTTCTTTACACATACCCGTGGTTCGCTTTATGTGGGCCATAACATTCTCAAGTTTGATGCTCCTACCTTGGTCCGTCTTGCTGGGGTTACTCTCTCCGTCAGCAACTGCATCGACACTCTTGTTCTCTCTACTCTCTATAGTCCTAGTCTCTCTGGTGGTCATAGTCTTGGGGCGTGGGGACTAGTCCTTGGGCGAGAGAAAATCGAGTTCAATGATTTTTCTCGTTTAACGGATGAGATGATTACGTACTGCCACCGAGATGTTGAGATCACGACAGAACTGTTTATCAAACTGATGAAAGTTCTAGCTAAGATCAAATTCACTGAGCGTAGCATCTGGATACAACATCGTCTGACTGTGCTGTTAGATCGTCAGCACCGTAACGGTTTCTACTTTGATGGTATGAGGGCTGTCGATTTCTATCGTATGTTACGTTCGCGAGAGGAGCAGTTACAAGATGATATACGACGCGCTTTCCCTCCTCAACGAGTGGAGATTGCAACGAGAGCAATGTTTACAAAAGGAGGCGCTCCTACTGCAATCTATCTCAAGGATCAAGGACGGTATATTCTGGAACGGGATGACGTGGTGGGACGATATACCGCGTTTGAAGATGTGGAGTTCAACATTGGATCACCTAAACAACGAATTGACAAGCTTATTGAACTCGGATGGGAGCCTCAAGAGTTTACCGAGAAAGGCAATCCCAAGCCGTTCGACAAGGGTAAGTTATCGCCCTCACTCGAAAAGTTCTTGGTTGATCGACCAGTCCCAGAAGTAGAGCTTATCGCTAAATGGATGAGCATCAACGGTCGAGCCAACATGGTAAACAACTGGCTGGAGGCATGGAATGAAACTGACTCATGTATTCACGGTACACTTTTCGTGGCCGACACATTGCGACTACGACATCAAAAGCCTAATACAGCAAATATACCGGGCGTTCGCCTTGACAGGGATAAGCATCCAGTCAGGGGGGAGCAGGGATACTTTACGTATGAGGCTAGAGACTTATGGACCGCTAGGCCGGGACGAGTTCTCGTCGGTACTGACGCAAGCGGCCTCGAATTGCGGATGCTCGCACACTATATTAACCGAGCTGATTTCACCAAACAGGTAGTCGAGGGCGATCCTCATCAGTTCAATGCTGATCTAGTAGGAATTACACGATCCGAAGCTAAGACACTTATCTATGCTATTCAGTATGGGGCACAGGATAAGAAGGTGGCTAAAATGCTGGGCGTATCTATTAGTGAGGGCGGTCGTATTAGGACCATGTTCCTTGAACTTTTGGGTCTTAAAGATGTAATGGACGCTGCTATTAAGGAACAGCAAAATGGAAGAGTGGAGTTGATAGATGGTTCTAAAGTTATATGTCCAAGCCCTCATGCAGCCCTCAATTACAAATTACAAGGAGGCGGAGCTAGAGTCATGGGCCTCGCTGCGATCCTCCTTGAGCAAGATATTCGCCGAGAAGGACTCGATAGCCTCAAGGTTGGAGATATCCATGACGAATGGCAATATGACGTCGACCCTAGCGATGCAGAACGCCACGCTCTCCTCAGCGTCGAGGCTATTAGACGAGCTGGCGAATTGCTTCAACTCAACGTCCCTCTTGATGGAGAAGCCAAGCAAGGCAGGACATGGGCGGAAACCCACTGATAACGTAACCTACAGAACTTTTTTTGGGATAGAAGTTCCTTTGAAATTTAAGACTTGACACCAGTCTTAAATCATGGTATAATAAGTTATAGGGTAGGGGTAAAGAGACGTAGTTCACACACACATATAAAGGAACTCGAACACCTCCTCTTGTTAATTAGAAAATGTAAGTATGGCTAGGCGTAAGCGGTCGTACGACCTTAAGAAAGAAAGAGAGTATAAAAGTATGCCAGATTTTGCAACTGAGTTCGTCAAAGGCTATGTCTTTTGGGCGAAGATTGTAGGTAAGCCCGTTCTTAACTATGAGAAGGATGGCCGAGAATGGACGGTTGATTTCGTTCCAGATACTACGGACTTTCTTAAGAAGCACGGACTACTGGACCGACTTAAGGAAGCTAAGGAGCCGATCTCTGGCGACTTCCTGCGCTTGAAGAAGCCTGAGCTAGACAGTAAAGGCGAAGCTAACGATCCCATTATCATCGAAGACAAAGATGGTAAGCCGTGGGACGGCAGTCTCATTGGTAACGGTTCTCGTGTCGCTGTGAAGTTGACTATCGCAGATTGGGGACGAGGGAAGAAGAAATCCATCTGGGTTAAGGCTATCCGAGTTCTCGATCATGTCGAGTTCCACAAGGATGAATTTGCCGGTATGGATAATGAGGATACTTCTAAGGCCAAGACCACAGCTAAGGCTAAGCCGTTGGCTGAATTGGACGAAGACCTTGATGATGGGGTTCCGTGGATAATGTCTACAGCTTTGCTGTGACTTAATACCTTACCCCACATATCACCCTAAAGGTGTGCTGTGGGGTCGTAGTCCGCTCCAGTGTTGGCCCGTGCTGGATGTGTGTATCGCCCGGTGGACGTCCATTGTCCTTAAAGATGCCGAGGAAACGGGCCGCCAAGTTTCACAGGTAGACCGGGTGGTATTGGTTCAGATATCCTCTGAGTGCCCATACCCGGCTGATCTGTGGATGAGTGGGCTACCCACAGTAAGAACGGCTGAATGTGCTGCGAGGTACACTAGCGAAACGCCCACACACAACCATAACACAAGGAGATAACCTTGGCAGCACTTTTCCCACTCGTAGCTACCGTCGTCCGTACGGCAAGGGAGAGGATCGAACTTAACGTCATAGCAAGTAGTGAGGGAGAGGCGATTAACAAAGCCGCTCGTGTCCTTGAAAAGTTTCCTCGTGCACACAATGTGCCCGATGTTCCTTATTGTTACGTTACGCATCGTGAACCTACCGAACCAGAAATTCTCGATATTGAGATCGTGTACCCGGAGGACAATGACCGTGCCTGATCTAAAAGACCTCCCTAAAGATATCTTCGCCCTTTTTAACGAGAAAGAAGATCACATAATTAATGAGGATAACCTCAATGAGTTCGCAGAAAATCTCAAACAAGTCCTGCGGGACAGGTTCAAAGCCCGGCCTAATGTTGATTACGCCCTTCGGTTTTCCTCTATGGGTCGCCCGGACCGACAAGTCTGGTTCGATGCACACCCAGACCCTGCCCTCACAGAAAAGATGTCACCGAAAACGCTGTACAAATTCCTGTACGGGGACATCCTTGAACAACTGTTATTGTTCCTAGCTAAGGAGGCTGGACATGAAGTCACCAATCACCAAGAACAAGTTGAAGTCGACGGTGTCAAGGGCCACATTGACGCGATCATTGATGGAACAGTTGTGGACGTCAAGTCAGCGTCTCCTTTCGGATACAAAAAGTTTGCCGAACAACGAGTAACCGAAGAAGACCCCTTTGGTTATGTCGCCCAGCTTGCAGGCTATGCTTCGGTTCTAACACCGGGTAAGCCTGCTGCTTGGCTGGCCAACGATAAAGTGCACGGTGACATTTGCATATCACCCCTAAGCGATATGGTCATTAAGCACTATCCGCCAGCCGAGCGTATCTCTCACCTCAAGGAAGTTATTACCAGTGAAACGCCTCCTGAATTATGTTATGAGCCGGTCCCTGATGGGAAGTCTGGTAATCTCAAGCTGGGTATTGGCTGCTCTTATTGCCGCCATAAGTATCGTTGTCATCCCGGTCTTCGTACTTTTC